TCTTGTGGAACGAGAATAATGATAGTGGCGTGGACATAGCATATCCTGTTGGGGAAACCGTCACCTCTGCAATGACTCCTTCCTTCGTGCAAGCCGCCGAGCGGCTCATCCTCTTTCGTGGAGCAGGGGAGAAGCCCCTCGAATGGGATGGAGATTACTCCACCCCCACCGCATTTACAGTTAAAGAAAACCTAACACCTGGAGCGGGCAGGGTGGAATGCCCAAGCACAACCTTTGGGATTTACTTTGCCAACCGATTGATCGTTCCTCAACCAAGCGATAGTCTGTACACCATCGTAGCGTCCGACATTTTGGACACGGATAATTTTTACGAGGCGGACAGTCAGTTCCGCTTAAACCGAGGTTCCGCCGCTGGTGGAGTTGTCGGGGCAATTGGCTACCAGGAAAACCAATTGATCGTCTTCCAAAGAAATAGCATTTTTCTGATCAATAACATTACCACCACAAGTGCCGCTAGTGTGTATGAGGTGACTAACCAGCATGGGTGCGTGGCACGCAAGAGCATAGCGGCAAGTGGGCCACAAATCTACTTCCTTGCCGATAGTGGGGTGATGACCCTCCAGCAAGGCTTAGACCCCGCCAAGGGATTAGGTGTGGCAATATCAAAAGTCAGCGGGGAATCGGTCCCACTTTCCCAGCCCATACAAAACCAATTTCGTGAGGCAAATCTATCTGCCGCAGACAAAGCGGTGGGCATCGTGTTTGACAATAAGTACTACCTCTCCCTGCCCGGCACACCCAGCTCCACCACAAATGACAGATGTATAGTTTTTAATATTCTGACCAATACATGGACAAGTGTGGACAGCTTCCCCAGCGGTTTCCGTATCGATGATTTTGTAGTCATCAATCACGGCACACGCCGCCGTCTATTTGCGGTAAATGACAAAGGCTGGCACTTAGTCGAGGAGACGGACGGTGCGGTAGATAAGACAGGCACAATTGGCAATGCCTCCACTACCAGCACCGCAGTCGCCGCCCGCCTACGCACCCGCTCGTACTCGTTCAATAGCCTGGAGGTAAAGAAGTGGAGTCGTGGACAAGTGGGGGTAGAGGTGAAGAACGGGGACCAATTTTCAATCGATGTAAAAACCACCGATCCCGACCGCACCAACACCGTACTCAGCTACAGCGCGACCGCCGATGAGGAACTACTCCTGCGCTTTGGCACAGGCAGGGCGCGAGGATATGCCGCACAAGTTGAATTGAATGTGACAAGCGGGCGACCCAAGTTTCGCCATGTCAGCGTGGAAGGCACACAAAGCGGACTAAATGCACGGAGGGAAGTAGCCTAATGCCTATCACCGCAACAGTCACCCGTGGGTTTACTTACGAGACGGGCGTGGAAGTATCCAGCGCATCGCTCAATCGATTAGGCGAACCCACCGTCACCATCCCCAGCGTCACCCAAACTGAAGTGGTGATGGAAAACTACACCGTGGCGACCCTGCCGTCCAACGGGACGGCTGGTCGCATCGTCTATGTGACGGATGGGGACGGGGGTAACCCATGCATGGCGGTAGACAACGGCACAAATTGGGTACGGGTAAATTTGGGAAGCACAGTAAGCTCAACCGATGCGGAGGAATATTTAATCGCAGACTAATGAATATCCTAGCCCAAGCCAAAGACTTGTATGACAAGTGCGGGATCGACATGAGTGCCGACATTGCGGCTTACTGCGCGCACGGATATGTGTGGATCAGCCCTAACTCATTCCTACTCGCCAAACCCGTAAGTAGCAAAAGCGAAACACCCCCCGCCGACCAATGGAATGTCGAAGATGCGGATGCATGGTATGTCAATATGGCGGTGGGCGATGTGAAAGACTTTATCAGCAAAATACCATATCCACTCCCGCTCGTGGGCTGGATGCGGGAAACCAAAAACCAACCAATTCGGTGGTACGATTTGAAGAAAATACTTCGGAGGAAATAGATTATGAGTAGCGGATCGAGTAACAGTCAGATATTAAATATGCCCGATTACGGGCAGGGGTTAACGGAGGCATTAACTGCACAAACTAGGGCGCTCTCAGGAGAGCTTACGGGTCAAACTCTACAATCTATCATGGAGCGCTACGAGCGCCCCCTGCGTATGTCCGCCGCACAGATCGACAACGATGTACTCAGGCAAACGCTTCTTGGCGGGCAAGTGCCTATTTACGAATCTGCAAAGGGAAAGGATATAGTTGAAAGGCGGGCATCTTTACCTGGCGAGGGTGGGGCAACTACGCAGATTGATTATGGAGGGCAAATTGTAAAAACAGGGCCTGATGCGGGTAAAGTCATAGTCGCTGATGCAGAGCCAGCACTCTGGGTACAGAAATTTAGAGAGATAAATGCACTTGCGCAATCTGACTCTACTATGAATCAAGCTAGCGACAGATTAGCCGCCCTAGCAAAAGATCAAGAATTTATTGATTCGATACCTGATGATGTATTAAAAGCATTTAAAACTAATTTTTACGATTCTCATCCTGAATCGATACGGAAACAGCATTACGAAAGGTGGGGGGAATTAGGAGGCGATCAGGAAGCAGTCGGTATTTTAAGTGCTGTTGTTCAGGGTATTACAGATCTTAATAGATTTAAAAAAACTAGTGTATTTGACACAATGCTTGACCAGCACGGTCGGCCCGAACCCATTTACAAAAAAAAGGAAGACGGTACAGACTTTATTGTACCCAAAGACGAGGAAACTGGTGAGTTTATATTAGAAGCGGGTCCTAATCAGGAAATACCAAGCGGTGGAGTAGCCGCACCAGCGGGAGAACTAACAGGCTACACCCGTGCGGGTACAGGGTTGGTCGATATGCTTGGCGACAGTCGCAATGTACAGGAGTTTACAACCCGACAAGCAACCGAATCAGATGTAGCCGCTGGGCTTGCATCCGAGGTTGGGGAGTCTATCACAGAAGCATCAGGTAACCGCCAATCGGGCTTCGATGCGGACGGAAACTTTCTTGGTCTAGCCGCACTCGCAGAAGATATACAACGAGGCAACCTCTCGCGCCAACGCGAAGCCGACCTAGCCGATGTGGAGCGGTTGTCCGACCGCTACTCCACACTCATGGATGAGTACAAACCAGGCACACAAGAAGCGCTAGGCAATGCATCTGAAGTACTCAATGCACAGAAAGATAGCCTCACCGGTGCAGGGGCAATCGAACTACCTATCGATAGCATCTATGGTGGCGATTTAGATGCCACCACCATGCAAGCCGCCCAAGTGGCAGACCCATTGAAGCTATCGAGCAGAACCGCATTTGGTGGGGAGGCGGGATTAGCCCAAGTACTCAACAACGATGTGGATCAAGGGGGTAGGCGGGTAGCACATTTTGAGGACTCTCTACGCTCCCAACTTCTTGGCGATGCCAAGCAAGCACTAGGACAAGGACTGACAGATCGGGAAACCCGTGCCATCCAAGACTCCGCCCGCGCACGATCAACCATGATGGGCAGAACATTTGACCCAGCGGGAGCAATCGCAGAATCCGAAGCTCGTGTACTAGAAGACAACAACCGCCGTATGCAAAACCGAGCATTCGCACAATCCGTACTCGGTCAGGAAGCAGGACTGCAACAAGGCGATCTTACTCGTGGTATGGCACAGGAGAGTGAGCAAGCTGGTATGCAACAACAAAACAACCTCGCACAAGCACAACTTGACCAGCAAGCCAATGCATTTGATGCCGACTCCGCCATGCGAGCCGCCACCATCAACCAAGGACAAAAACAACAAGCGAACCAATTTGAAGTGGGGGCGACAATGGATGCCCAGCGGTTAAACGAGCAACTCAAACAATCAGGCACCCTTGGCTACATCGATGCCGCCACCCGCCTCGCCGCAATGGAAGACCAATACACCCTCGACCCCTTCCAAGCGATCCTTGGACGGGCAAGCGGCGGAAGCCTACAAGCCGGGCAAGGCGTATTCGGACAAGCTGGCTACGGATTACAGAGTGGGCCACAATACCTTAACCCCGAATCGGGACTAGGGTATATTTCACAGATGGCGGCAAACCAAGCAAATATGTATGCCGCAAATACTGCCGCTAATGCCACACGCGATGCTGGCATGATGGGAATGTTTGGAAATATTATTGGTGGAGTAGCAGGGGGTGCAGGTGCTGCCATAGGTTGCTGGGTAGCTCGCGAAGTATATGGAGAGACTAACCCAAGTTGGATGTTATTCAGAGAATGGTTAATTGATGATTCACCATCATGGTTCCGCAATCTTTACATCAAATATGGCGAACGATTCGCACAATGGATAAGCGATAAACCACGCATCAAGTCGATCATTCGCAAATGGATGGATTCAAAAATCGGAGGGAAATAATCATGGCAAGACGACCATACTTTAGCGGAAACTACGGATCGGCACTTGGCTCAACCGCCAATGCCGCAAACTTAATCGCTCGTGCGGGCGAGGTACAGGGGCAGATGTATGCCAACCTGGGGCAACAGTTGGGGGGTGCTATCGGAGGCGCGATAGAGAAGTATCAGCTTAATAAGGAGAAGCAGAAGAAAAACGAGGGATTCATCAAGAGTCAATCGGGTATGCTCGATATGCTAGCAGAACAAGATCCCGAAATGGCATCGCAGTACTCCGCCATGAAGGAGCAACTTAATAATCCCGATGTGCCACTAGCTACCAGGGCAGAGTTCGGTAAAAACTTGGTCAATAATATTACGCTATCCACGCAACTCAAAGGGCAGAAACTATTACAGGATACACAGGCTCAGACATTAAAAGAGAAAAGAAACACAG